ACTTGTGCCTGTTCCAAATGATGGTAGTCCACTTGTTAAAGTTTGTTGATTTTCATCTAAACCAAATCTTTTTCCATAACCTTGATCTAATAAATCATCAACGGATGTGCCTGTTCTTCTTGCAAAACCTCTTAAAGCAAACTCAGGGTCATACCTTAAATTTGATCCAGCTCCAACATTTCGAACATTTGTTCGTCTTCGTGTGTCCACTGGTGGAGCAGATAAAGGTGTTGTTATAAAAGTTTCTGCATCTTGTATGTTTTGTTGTTGCTCGTCTTGAGTAACAGTTGGTGTGCTTACAACATCAAAACTACCAGTAACTGGATCAAAATCAAATCCTGCTACAGGATCATCATCAACAAATGATTGTTGATTGTCATCTCCACTATCGTTAAAACCTGTGTCATCAGAAAAATCAAAAGAACCTGCATCTGATAAATCAGTATCTGAGAACTCACCTGATGCCTCGCCACCAAATTGCATCATTTGAACAGGTTGTGCAGGTGGCATCATCGGCATAGCCGTCATTTGTGACATCTGTGGGTTAAAAATGTTCACATTACTCGTCATAGGGGAGACAGGAGGCATGGAGGATTGCATAACTCCTGTCTGTATCGGAGCCGTAGCTCCATTCTTTGGCAGTGTTCCTAAAAATTTGTTAAAATTGCCTCTGCTTTCAACCGATGTCTCCAATTTCACCTGTGGTGGTTGACCAGGTGATGGTGGGGTCGGCATAAATCCTCCTAGAGGTCCGTTTGCCATGTGTATCTCCACAAAAAACTAGTTTCTGTAGAGATAGTATATCAATTATTTATTTTTGACAACAGAAAGCCCATCTCTTTATCGCTTTGAGCTATAATCTTAGCTGGTACAGGCTCTAATCTTGTCGTAATCGATGTCAAAACGTCTTTCATGGACTTTCTTAGCCTTGAAATCCTGTCCATGTCGTATTTCGTCAATGGATCTTTATGTTTTTTTACGTTTTCATATGCTTTTTCTGCTTCTTCGCCACCATTTTGCAAAAATTGTAGTGCCATATGCACAGATACTGGCATTCTTTGTGTGCCATACTCGTAGTGACACCACGTTCTTAAACTTAATCCTAATTTTTTGGATAATTTTGCCTGACTCAAGTTCAACGCTTTACGCAAATCGTAAACCTCCCTCTTCGTCAGGTTTGCATACCCATAATCAGTTCTCTTCATTGGCTTTCCTTTCGTTCATGTTTACCAAAACTTTGTTTTTTATCATGTCTGCAATCAATTCGTCTTTGTTTCCGTAACGATACACTTCTCCGTTCCAATCACAACAGGCGTTGGCTATGCTCTTAAGCATTAAAGGCATCTCCAAACCACGACACATCAACACAGAACATATCTCCTGGAGTAGATGATTGTCATTTTCAACATCAAACTCCTTTGTCTGAGATAATCTCAATCTATATGTTGTCATATTTACCTCACTTTACACCAAATATAGTATTGATTGCATAAAAGTGCAAGATTTTTTTGTGAAAAATTTTTTTGGGGTCGTGTTTTAAAAACATGGGGGTCGTTTGAGGTGAACTTGGTGTACAGATTTTTTTGCAAAAATATATAATTTTGCTTGGTGACTATGGTATACATACCCGATTTATATAACAATATCAATGACTTAGGCAAAAAAAATAACCTAGTAAATTACTAGGCTATTTTTCGATTTTCGATTAAGACAGTTTAATTTAACTGTCTTATTCTTTCGTTTAGATCTGCAAGAGTTTGGTTATCTAGACCTGCAATAAGTTCACTAGATGCAACATTTTCATTATTAAATGTTAAATTATCACTAGGAATATCAACAGTTTTATTGATCAATATTTCATAACCATTATCACCATGATCTATTGATTGACCATATCTAACATTAAACTCTTGTTGATTATGAGTAACAATAAAAGGTTCATAATGTTCATTACGTCTAATTTCTGAAATAGTACGTCTAACTGACTGTGGATTGTTAATATTACAATGTGCCATAATCTCCCTTGTTGATCTAGCTTGACCACGACAAAAAGCCCATAGTTGCGATTTGGTGGTATTTGCTGACCTTCCTATATATGAAGGGCTTGTAAGCTCTTGTTGAACTGTATGAGCTTTAAATCGCTTTTGAAGGCTATGGTCAACAATATTAGATAAAAACTTAAACCAAGTTATTAATTTTCTGTACTCTAATGTACCACCATGAGACCTAAACTCTATTGTCTTTTTAACATTGTAATGATTAACATTAAGAGCTGAATATTTATAGCTTGTTGCTCTATGGTTAAATACTTGTCTTAAGCTTTCAACAGTAGGTCTAGCTCTTAAAATCTCTTCGGGTGTTTTAGGATATCTACAGAAATAACCGTCACGTCTAGACCTTGCGATAGTACTACCAAAAAAATCAATATGTGTTGATAATCTAAAACCAATATCTTTTATAACGTCTAAAGGAATTTGTTTATTGACTACGAACAATTGAGACAAGTTAGAAGGTTTTTCTAGATAATGATCATAATTAGCATCATTAAATTGTGCTTTCATCTCAATACTTTTTCTAGTGAATTGCTCATTAGTTAAACTTGGTAATATTGGTAATGTTGAAATATGAACATGACTAGAACATTCAGTATTAACAAAACTATTGTTATCAATTGCAATCTTAAAACAATCTTTTAAATATTCCCATGCAACATTGCAGTCAGCAAGAACTGGTAAATCCATCTCAACATCTGCGTTAGATCCATCAGGTTTAAAAGTTAAACCTTTAACTGGTGTTATTGATCTAGAATTAATTCTATTAAATTCTTGCCAAGTTACTCTAGTATGATTTGTATTATGATTTGTACGATTGTTAAACTCTGGCTCATAACCAAATGCAAATCTAGAATTGTCACTTATGTATTTGAATAACTCTTGCATGATTTTTTCCTTTCCATTTTTGTAAATCATGATTTTATAATATATAGTATTGATTACATTGCAACAAAAAAATATCCTTTAAAATCAATGACTTAAAAAATTAATTTTTTTCAGCAAAAATTGTTCGTAAATAGGTAGTAAAAATCTTTGGCAGCAGGTGATTCAGGAGGCAGATGGCAGCGAAGCCCGATCCCCGACCTGCCCGATGAGCTTGCTGCCCGATCACCAGCACGAACAATTGTTCGTACTGCAGCAGGAAAAAAACCCAGATCCCTGAAGATCTGGGCTTTTGCCTAGGAGACCCTTAAGCCCATTGCCTGCCTCCGATTTTTTGTCGAATCGCACTAGGCTTTTCGCACTCACGGAAACTCTCGATGATTGCCTGATCAATATGTCTATCAATATCTCCATGATAGAAAGTATCCCAAGCACCCTTCAATCCGTTCCTGATCGTTTTGACGTACTCAGGACTCGGTACATGGAATCCTTTGTAGTTCATAACATAAGCGAATCCCTCGATGTCATCGCCTTGACAATATTTGTAACCTGTTACCTTTACCTTACTGTACAATGATGGGAAGCTCTCAAACTTATCAAGGGACTTCTCACAATCCTTTGTTATCTCCCATATAACACAAGGAACATCTTTCCAATAGTTATTGTTTGGTACAATGTCTGCAACATTATTAAACTTAAGTTTATAGTTGCTGATATGCCCTGGGCTAATCATTTTGGCTTTTGGACATCTCCACGCCATGTGGTCTTGATTGGTGTTAGCACCATATGCAAAATAAATCTTTTTCATAATCTTTCTCCTTTGGCTGAAATTGATTTAATATAAATATAGTATTGATTACTACATATGTCAACACCTTTTTTAATTTTTTTTACGTGACCAAAACCATACGTTTGCGAGTCGGGAGGATCTAAGTACGAACAATTGTTCGGAAACAGCCAGTAAAAAAGGCTGGGAGAACCCAGCCTGTTTTTGTTTATTACCAACCACCATCTTCGGGATGAGGTATACGAGAATAAGGTGCTTCTTTCTTTAAAGGATTACCCCACTTGTCGTACTTACCCCAGAATGGATTAACGTGCCAGACGTCATTTCCTGTGCTGACGTAAGCTCTGTCAGGATTTCTAGCTCCAATCTCTCTAGCTTCGAATCTATCCCAATCCTGAAGTGATGCGTATGTAAAATCTCTATCATCCATTTGTTTGTCCTCTCCTTTGTTGTTGTAATTCTAATGTAGCAATCATTACAACATAAGTCAACGTCTTTTTTTATTTTTTTTACATGACCAACTCCAGATGTTTAATAGTCAGCAGGATCTGGATAGTGCAGTATTTTTACGAACAATTGTTCGGTTTCAGGTTAAAAAAGAAGCTGGGCTTCTGACCCAGCTTCGACTCCTCCCTTCTATTTTATTTCTTCTACTTCAGATTTTTTAAAGCAAAGTTGTCTATCTTCAAAACAGTTAAACAAGTCTGCATCCTCATCTTCAATAACCACTTCTGTTCCGTGATCTACAATTATTTTTCCATAGATTTCTTGATCTATAACTTTTATTCTATCTCCCACTTTCATGGCTACCTCCTTAAAATGGTATGATTATTACGACTGCACTCACGACTGCAAAGAAGGTGATGGACTGAGCCACCACCAACGCTACCTCCCACTTAGTCATTATTTGCCTCCCATGTTTGTATGATATCTTCCTTGAATATTTTTGGCTTGTATTCTCCATTTGCTATATCAGTAAAATACTCAACCATTTCGTTCCTAGTCATGTCAGAACCTAACCAGAAATCCACTTGCTCCTGCGTAACCTTAGTCATTCGCTACCTCCTCTTCCTCATCTTCGTTTTGATTAACTTCCTCCTCTATTGCGTCAAGGTAGTTATCCACACTTTTGAAGTAAGGAACTGGACCATGTTCATCAAGATCCTCTTTTGTGCCATCACTCCAATGTATTATTATATCGTAGCCTGATATTGTTTTTCTCATTTTTATCTCCTATTGGCTGATTAAATATAATTATATAGTAATCATTACATAATATAAGTCAACAACTTTTTTTTATTTTTTTTATTGACATGTTTTGTAATCATTGCTACAAATATATTATTCTTAAATATTGAATGAAGAGCCGAGATTCCTTTCCATTTATTTTCTCGGCTCTTTTTTTTACCCCAGGGACAACTACGAACAATTTCAGCAGGTACAGCCCAGCTCACCTGCTTCGCATGCGACTACGAACAATTGTGCGTAGTTTCCCCTGGGCAGGTGAAGCAAAACCTGTAAAACCTTTACCTGAGTGGAGGCAAAAAAAAACGGAGCCAGCCGAAGCTGACCCCGATAAAGCCCGATCCCGATGAAGTGGCATTAAGCCACTTCCTTTCTAACTATTAACTTTTGACTGTCTTTGTCTCTGAAGAGATGAACTGTTCCTCTCCAATCTTTGGAAACTGGTTGGTACTTTCCATATTTCTTTCCAGCAAGATCAAAGAAAGGTTCTGTGAAGAAAGAACCAAACATGTATGGATTGTATCTTACAGTTTCATATGACTCTGTTAGCTTCCAAGTATCGACAAGTTCTCCAACAACGAAAGCATGAACATATTTCTTGCCTTCACTAATAACACGCTGCCTTGTCTTTTCAGAAACAACAAACTGTGCATCCTCCAATCTAATGTTCTCTGAATATCCAATAACTTTTCTTGTCTTATAGTCTTGGATACTCCAAGTGTCTTTGGTAAGATTTTTGTAAACTCTAACTTTCATAACATTTCCTTTCCTGTGTTTGTTATACCTCTTTTATAGCAATCATTACTACACCTGTCAACAAAATAATTTATTTTTTTTTATTTTTTTTTGTCCAGCAAAAATTCCAGCAGCAGCAACCTGCGTATGAAAGCGAACAATTGTTCGGAGTCCACGCTGCATGCGTTACCTGCTGGAACCAAATCCTGAACCAACACAAAAAAAATCGAGAGCAGGTGACCCCGACCCCCGATTGATTCCGAACAATTTGCCCGATTAGTTTGTACGATAAAGGTAGAAGTCTCCCTGCTCGTTTTCGTTGCCGTCATATCCAGCAAGAAAGTGACCCCTTCCGTCTATTCTAACTGCATCTTCTACGAAGTCATCAAAGTTTTTAATAAGTTTAAGCAACGCTTCATTTGCTGACTCGCAAGACTCTTGCAACTTCTCAATAACAATCTGATCTATAAAAGTGTGATCAGCTAAAAAAGTTGGATTGAATGCCCAAACTGTTTCCTTGATGTATTCTTTTACTTTGTCATCTGCTTCGTCCTCAGTTAAAACCAAGTATTCTTCATTTGCGAAAGTGTAATAATTATCTTCTGTAAATGTAATACCTTTTGCGTCATGATCGTTAAGCTCCATGTGTTGAGCCACTGCTTTTGCTTTTTCTTTATCCATTTTCTTCTCCTTTGGCTGAATGAATATATATAATATATAGTAATGATTGCAACATGTCAACCAGTAAATTAACTTTTTTTTATTTTTTTTCACGCTGCTTATCCTGCTGTCCTGGACCTGCTGCGTGAGTTCGAACAATTGTTCGGAGTCAGTGCTGGACGCAGCAGTGGTCGCCTGGTACAGCACGGCTGCCTGACCTGCTTGTCCCACCCAGCTCGAACAATTGTGCGTGTTCACGCCTGGACGCAGCGAGTCCCGATCCGATTCACCCCCGATCCCTGGAGGCTGCGTCACCTGCCTGGACCCGAAAGCAGACAATTGTTCGGATTCACCAGCAGGTACACCAGGCAGCAGACCCGATCCCGATCATCTACCTGCTGCTGTCACCAGGCAGGACCCTGAACCCGAACAATTGTGAGCATTCACCCCTGGAGGCAGGGCTGGAGCCCGATCCGATCCCGATCACCTGCACCTGAGTACGAACAATTATACGCATTGGCAGCGACCAGGAGCCCGATCCAGCCTCCCGATCCCGATCCTACTGGAAATTGTTCGGCAACTCCGTGAGCAGACGCAGCAAGTGCAGACCCCGATTAGCCCACGATTAGCTATTTTTGCCTATCTTTTTTGGGTATGTATGGGTAGCGTTGGCTTTTTTCATTCTTTCCTGTGCTTTTCGTTGTAAATTCTCAAGTTCAGCCAATATATCTTCCTTTGTCATGCTATCAACTTTCTCATGTAGCACATGAGCCTTGTTTATAAGCAATCCTGAAGCCTTTAAGCGTAGTTCTTCAGCCCGAATAGCTTCGCCATATCTTTCACGATCATACGCCTCGTTACGGATCTTTAAAAGATCCCTAAGAGACTTATCTAGTGTTACACCAAACCTAGACCTATTCTCTTCGTACATCTCCTGTAATCGCTCTTGAACAACTTCGTTACGAAGTAACCTAACTGCATCTACTGATGGATTACTGTACCCAGCTTGTCTTGCTGACGCAGTTTGTGTCATATCCTTATGAACAAAGTTATCAAGAAAATCCTGTTGACGCTGAGTCAATCTTTTGAGTCCTTTTTCTCTTTGTTCCTTCGGTAAATTTTCGCCTACTCTTGGCATAAGCTTTCACTCCTTGTCGTTACGTTATTGGGATAGGGGGTGGTGGTTACTTACCACCCCCCTATACCCCCTATAGGGGGGGAAGTTCGGTAAGTTGGTAAGTTTCAATAAAATCAATGACTTACAGGGCAAAAAATACTTACCGAAGGGTTTGGTAACCAATGTAAGTAAGTATAATTTATCCAATAAAATCAACAACTTACAACTTACCCTCTAATCTACTTACCGAGTAAGTTGGTAAGTTGGTAAGTAGTTCGTCATAAATGCGAACAATTTTCGGGTCGCTGGTACGCCTGTACCAGTTGCCCATTTGTGTTTGTTTGTAGTTCAATGCCCATAGTGCTTTTATAAAAGCATATTCACAGTCAAAGCAATGTGACTTCGAACAATTCTGATAGTGCAGCATGCTTATATCCATTTTTTGTGCTAGTCCAAAGTGGACAAAGCAACTCATACATATACTTTTTTCCATCAAAGGGAATGCCATACCCCGAACAATTTCTTCATTGCAGTTGCAACAGGTTTTACCTTTAGCTTTCATTTTATGACCTCAACGTACATTTTGGTTCAATAAAAATCTTCTCAGGCACACCACCAAACTCTTGACGTATTCTAAGCCTTAGAAGATCCATAGAGAATTGCATATCGTCCTGACAATCTTCTATACTCTGATATTTGACTTGGCTCTCATGCCACATACAACGAGTTAATCCGTCACTATTTTCCGTGGCTGAGATCCAAATCACACAAATATAAACAATCATCTTCGACATAGCTTAACGACCTTTACATATATCTTCTCGAACAAAGACAACTCCCTAGTGGGAGTTGCATTGTTTATATGAGCAATCAAATTCCTCATAAAGATATCATTAAACTGCGACTTGTTCTTCATCATCTCTGTGGCAGGGATTCCATCTTTGTTGGATTTCCCTACTTTCCTCTTGATTAACACCATAAGACGATAGAGCATTCGCCATGACACGATCTGCCGTATCTGTCCAAACTTTTGCATTAAGCATTGCCCAAATCCATGCACCAATTTCTCTCTCCTTTACTGTATTGTTATAGGATTGATTGTCGCCCATTATATGTCCAATTTCATGCAAAGCTGACACATAGTAACCTGTATTTTTTGTAGGTCTTATGTGGATATGCTTTTGACCTGGATTAGCATAATATCTAGGTATCACATCATCTAATGATTGATAAGTAACAGTTATGCCATAATCTGCACACAACTGCTGAATATGTAATGCCATATCAATTCTTCTCACTAGTGGTCTCATTTTTCCTCTCCTCTCTACAATCCCAACAAATTGAATAACCATCATATGGTGGCTCATCCAAGTGATACATTTCATTACAATCTATACACTCATACTCTCCCATATTCTTGCTCCTCTCTTTTGATCTCATCACGAACATATTCTTCCCAATGTTCGCCATGAGATTGTTTTATCTTAGCAATGGCTTGATCATTTGTCATGCCATCAAAATTAAGATAGGAGTAAAAATCTTCCATTACTCCTATCATCATGTCCTTATATCTGCTCATTGAAACCTCCTTGTTCAATTGGAGTGTCAAGCACAACCTGTGCCTGATCAGCAGTTGCAAAATAATCTGTGTACCTATCAAAAGGCTCTACAAAACCATCTTCTCTGCAAATCTTGCCGACATACCACCCTGCTGCAGATGCCATAACGATAGGTTCAGAGACTTCCATCTCCTCTCCATATACGTCAACTTTGTTAAACTTAATTTCCTTAATGTCTTTTATCATTTTCATCTACTTGCTCCTTATAAATGATAGTTATTTATATTGATAGATAGCAATGATTGCATAGGTAGTCAAGCATAAAAATAAATTTTTTTATAAATCGTCAATAATATTTCTTGAAAAAATTTGTGTAGGTTTTCTGATCACACGACCATATTCGATTTCTTTGACTGCCCTGGGGTCGTCTTCGAATAATTGTTCGGACTCGTCTGGTTCATATTTTTTTTTCATTAGTTCTTTTGTAAGAGCACGAAGTTCGTTGTAAGTTTTGCTGGAGTTACTAAATTTTCTTTTTTTCTTAGACATTATCTGTTGCTGTTGATGCCTCGTATTCGCCACGAGACATTACACCATCCACTGTGCCAAGCCATTTTCGACCTCCCGATGTGGAAAAAGCATACTTCCCGATACGAGCTTCTCTAATAAGTTCCCGAACAATTCCATCAATACTTCTTTGTGTAAGGTTATTCAAGACCTGTGGTGCATCATGATCTGACGCTAGTCTTTGTCCTATTGCATCTGCTCCTGACTGTTGTGTCAAAGCTCTGCCCTCCCTCTCACAGGTTGCGATCCAAGCAAAAAGAGCATCTTTTTTAATTTCTCTGTTTGATCCAGAGTGTAATCGCTTAATCTCTTCTGTCTTGTCCTCTAGTAATCCAGAATAACTATTTCTAACAAAATGTCTAATATTTCTGTTAGCTGGACCATTACTTTTTACAACTGCACCATCAAAGCATCTGTTTCTCTCATATTCTGTGCCTATGTCCATGCAACGTCTACGACCTGTAGCCTCATCAACTTGCCACAATGCGAAGGCACACCTGACACCATCAACAAGTGCTGACGTACCTCGAATAAGCAGTCTAGCTTGTTCAGGAGTGCTAATAATAGTGTCATCTTTAATCTTTGTCATGTGGTGACACATAACAACAGAAGCACCAGTTTCAGTTCCAATCTGTGCTAATAAACCAGTTAGTGCTGCTCCTGCAGCAGGATCTGCGTTAACATCAGCGTGAACAAACGAAGCTAATGGATCAAAAATTATAAGCTTCAGGTCATTCATCTGTAATAATTGTTCGTATAATTTGTTAAATTCTTCGCTGGTGCTGTATCCATCTCTTGTGTCCTGAAGTATTGGAAACACACCTCCTACGTTAGGAAGCGACACAACACGAAGTTCGTGCCTGTAGGTAAATCTCAAATTGTTCGGATCTAAACGCTCAATCCTCCTGTGCATTTCTGCTTCATCATCCTCTGCCGTAAATATAACAACATTACCAAACTCCCCGATGGAGCTACCAAAGCTCTCCGATAATGGCTGACCCGATGCTACTTTCATAGCTAAATCCAATGTCATCATACCTTTTCCAGCATCTCCTGCTGCCGAAAAAATTATAGGCACACCTAACGGAAACGTGCCATCGACTAAAAACTTTTGTTCGGGTGCATGACCTTCAAATCGACTTACTAATAAACTATCATCCAGTAAATTTATATTACGTCTTGTATGCTTAACTGTTGTGTTTAAGAAATGTTGTACGTCAAAACTTTCAGATATAGCATCAACTGCATCCCATCCTTCAGGTTTTCCTCTTGGTGGTGTAAGGGTTGTAACTGACTTAGCACCAGCATTTAGAGCGAGTTCTTGAACAAGTTCAGCTACCTTACGCCCAGCGTTGTCATTATCTCCCCATATTATAAGTTCTTTGTCTTGTAATGGGCTAAAATCAAAACGACTTGCTGACTTACGAGATAACATCCCTGCACCACCCATAGTGCAGGTAGCAGTATAACCAATTTCGTTAAGTGCATCAGCACACTTTTCGCCTTCGACCCATATAACTTTATCAGAAGCTATGATATTAGGTATATTATACAAGGGTCTAACATCAGGTATTCTTGGATATGGCGAGTCTGTAAACTGTCTAAACTCTTTTTTTGGTTTACCATGACTATCCATAACTGGATTACCATTATCATCTTTAATATTGTATCTTCTGACACGGCATAAGATCTCCCCATCACCAGATAGGTATAAATGTTCGGAGTCATAGGGTGTATTTACGTCAATAGCTCTTTTAAATGTTATGCCAAGTTCTTCAGGTATTTCTCTCTCTACTGGAGTAGGAGCGTTTTCATCTAAATAATTTGCGAACAATTCTTTTATTTCAGGTAATCTCATACCTCTGCCCTCCATCAAAATCTTTACAATACCCCCGATGCCTTGCGATCCGTTAAAGTCTGATCCCTTCATAAAATATTGTGATCTCGGATTTATATCTATTTTCAAAGATTTACCAGCTTCTCCATCTAATGATCCAATGGTGAATACATCACCCCGAACAATTCCATGTGGAAAAGTATTTTTAAGTTCTGCTATTTGCACACTTGCTGGAACTTTCTGACTAATCATATCGACTAATTCATTGGCTGACATGTCCCTATTCTTATTGCCAAGTTTTATAATGTTCATTATACTGACCCCACTTCATTGGCTGAAGTATATGAGGGGGATGCTACCTTCCTCCTCATATTAACTACTCCAGCAACTATCCTGAAACTCACAATATTTACAAGCAAAGTAATCACGAGATTGTGCAATCCTTGGCAACATCTCATTTGCTTTTGTGGCTTCTAATATTAATACTGCCTTGTCACTAATCTCCTGTGCCAGGGCTTTATTAAAAGATATAAACTCATAGTATATCTCGCTTGTGTTTTTGTTAAGCACAGTAAACAAACACGGATTGTCTGTTAGTTGCATGTAAGCTTGATACAAAGCAACTTGTGCTGCATAAACAGGATTAGCTACTGCTACACCCTTTGTTTGAAACTCTCTAAATTTCTTGTCATTAGCTGACTTACATTCCCATAGCATAGGATATGATGTATCTAATGGACCTGAACAAATAACACCATCAATATGACCTTTGACTTCTCCTTCTGCTATACTAAAACCAAATTGTTCGCCATTCTTATCTTCAACTCGTAAATCAAATCCAGCTTGTCTAAGCCATCCAGCTACACTAAATTCTATCTCGTGACCAAATTGAAATATACGGAGTGTCTTGGCATCAAAGTCTCGATTATCATCTACAGGCTTACCCATGTACCTATATTGTATCTTCCTGGAACAGGAGTCACCAAGACTAGAAGCACCAATATAAGTTCTTTTCTTGACCTCTTTGTTCCGATCAACAATAGCTTTATCTATTATGTCTGATATATCTTGTTCTAGCATTTTAAAATGGGATCTCGTCTTCATCGAATATGTCTGTGTTTGGATTAAGGTCGAGAACGCCATTATTGACTCCACTAGCTGAATTGATGGCATCGATTATGGCAAGAGCTTGATCTTCTGTCAAATCTTGTAGTTTTTTATCCCAACCTATTTTTGCAAATTGTTCGGAAAGTATCTTTAGTGTATCGTGTCCGTTCCCATTACCATGTTGGTCCATTTTTTATCTCCTTCTTTCATTACTATAAAATCAAAATAGTGACTCACTCCTAAAAATTCAGCCACTATCGTACCACCTAACAACTCATCATCTGTGTCATCAATAACTGCCGTAATGTATTTATCAATGTGATCTAATACATGATCGTTGTCGTGCTCTAAAAAAATAGGTACAACCATCTTGCCCTCACGAATATATTGCACATTAGTTTTAGACTTCATGTTGAGTTGATAATCCACGTTAATTTTTGCCACTTTTACCCTCTGCCCATAATGCTGCATATCCTATCACATCTATAGGATTATCCATGTTTTTTGAGTTTTGAGAGTCCCGAACAAGTTTTTGTACTATACAAAATTTATATATATCATCATAAGTAAGCTCTGCTTTTAGTTTATGTCTCCATAGCACATTCATAATCTTAGCTATTGATTCATGTGTATCTTTTGCATCACCATGTGTTCTAGCTCTAGCTCCATTTATTAATTGTTCGGCTTTTTGTAATGCTTCACTACGCTGCATTGTTGTCTCCTTCGTAATAATCTAAAACTCTGCCATCAATTTCTTTCTTATTCCACAAATAATTTAACCAACAAGCAGCTTTGTATTTACTAAAACTAAGATCCAACTGACTTACAATTTTATTTTCTCTTGCTAAAGCTTCTCTTTGTTTGTCTGTCATAGCTTGGTTTAGCCACCTCTTACCTTTCTTAGCTCCATCACTATCTTCTATTTCTCTTAAAAAATCATCAGCAGAAGCCAAAGCTTGTTCTTTAGTGCCAACACCTACAACTCTAAGTTTACCTCTTGTACGCTTAACTAAGGCTACAGAAATATCATCTAAATGTGCAACTAAACCAAAACCATTAAATCCACTAGCTGACATGCACCTGCCATTGTTAAATAAATCAATCCATCTAAATGGCGACCTGTCGATAAGATCAACCTCTGTCATCTCAAATGTTTCAAGCATCTCCTTTGCCTGCATCTCGATCTCATGTCCACACATAGGACATACACGAACACTCAAAGGTATAAGACATTTACAATTAGGACATATCTTCTCAGGTCCTGATCCTTGTTGCATTTTATCTTTGCCATCAAGATCAACACCCTCATCCAAAGACCCATGTGTTAATACACTTGTGCCAAAGTCTAATACGATACAATCTTTTTTTATTATGCCAGGATGTGTCTCAGGATCTATTGTTCGCAAACCACGACCAATCATTTGCACCATTGTGGACTTGTATGAGCATGGTCTTGTAAGCACAATACAACTCACAGGTGGTGCATCAAAACCCTCTGTTAATACTGCAACATTAACCACAACTTGAACATCGCCATGTTCCAGATCATGTAATATTTGCTTTCGTTCTTCCGATGGTGTCTCACCTGTGACAATTTCTGCACGGATTTTAGATCTTCTAAACTCATCACATAAATCATGTGCATGAACTACTGTGCTACAGAATATGACTGTTTTTCTGTTCCCTGCTTTTTCTTGCCACTCTTCGACAATCTTTTCGTTGATTGCACGTTTATTCATGATCTGCTCGACCTGTCCCATGTCAAAATCCGACACAGTTTTACGAACATTTTGTAAATCTTTTTGTACTCCAACATCAATTACGAATGTTTTTGGTGGTACAAGAAAACCCTCTCGTATGAGATTAGCTATCTCAATTTGATGTGAACAGTTATTGAACACACCTTTTAAACCTTTTCTATCTCCACGATTAGGTGTAGCAGTAAAGCCAACAATCTCAACTGAATCATTAGCTTCTTTAACTTTATTAATAATTCTGATGTATGTGTCTGCTATGGCATGGTGACTTTCATCTATCACCATCATGTCTACTTTGGACATATTGGCTAAATTGTTCGGTCTCGATAGTGTCTGCACCATACTAAATACTGTGCTACCATCCCAGTTTTTTTCTGAAGCATCTACGATAGATGTAGAGATTTTTGGATTAACACGAGAAAATTTGTTTTTGTTCTGTCCTACAAGTTCATCCCGATGTTGCAGAACTAAAATCTTTTTGCCTTTTTTGTATCGTTTGCCAATCAATGCAGATAGCATAATTGTTTTACCAGCACCAGTTGGTGCTACGACTATTGTGTTTTTGTGCTTGTCAAGTGCATCAGAAGCATCTTGTACTGCTATCTCTTGATATGGTCTTAAAATCATCTGTCCCTCATTGGCTATAAATGGTGGGTAGTTTTAGGGCATCGCACTACCCAAGCGACTTGCAAGTAGACTAAGGTCAGTTAGCCCTTGCTATGCTTTCCATCATTACTTCGCCCAACTAGGTACTGCATTACTATTATTAGTAGGTGCAGGCGATGGAGTAACAGGTGCAGAACCACCACCACTTGGTATGTAACCTTCCATACCTTGTGTCATAACAACTCTGCATTTATTCTTATCAGCATATTGTGGATCATTTGATTTCTCAATCCCAATCTTAACACAAACATTCATGCCATTGATAGTAGCTACACCACCTTTTTGCATATCTATTTGTCTTACTGCTTGAGCCTGTGGCGAAGCATCCATTGCAGAAATATCATTATGACTTTCTACAACTGCTTTTAACCATTGCAATCCAATCTTTTTAGATTTAGATACACCACTATCATCTTTGGCATCGCCATCAAAAAAGTGATTAGTCCAAAATTTACGCTTATCAAATGGACCACCAATTATGGTGTACTCAATCTCAAGCCACTTTGATGAGGTGGTTTGTGATGCTCTGAATATAGGTGTATTACTAAATTCAGGCATTGTTACTGCATTAGGTTTGATAGTAATAATCGCTCTTGCGATAGTGCCATCAGGAATAAGTTCAAAATCAGAACCACCCCCATTTTCAATATTATTTAAATCAATCACTGTACTTCCCCTTTCTGTGTTGGTTGTGATTGAGGATCAACAAATGTTAAATCCTTTTTCTGCTCTGATCCGTTAAGCTTATTAATTAATTTGCCAAGATGTGGCTCTTCAACCACATCAAGCTTACCTGATCTGTCTTTAGCTGGGTAACCCCATTCATTAAGAGTCTGACAAACAAAAGCTCTGTATGGTTGCACACCATCTGCACCACCCATTACTGTCATTGTAATAACTTCATCAACAATTCCAGGTAGTTCTCGTGCAGTTTTAGAACCTTCGATTTGTAACTCGTAGTTGGTACGACCATAGTCATCTATTTTAGAGTCAAGTATGCCAACTAAAATAACATTCTTATCTCTAATATGTTGCAGATGTGTAAGCCATCCCATCATCTCTCTTCCGTGCATACCATAGGCAGCTCTAGTGTCAACTTTACCAGACCTCTCTATGACATTATCAGGATGAGACATACAGTATTGAAAACATAAACGTCCTGCAACTGTAATACTATCTACAAATATAGTATCGTACTTGTGCATTTGGACTAATTTGTCGCCAAACTCCTGCATTACTCTCTCATAATGAATATGATCATAAGGCTCTCTTGACAAAGATGGATTTACACCACCAATGTAACAAACAAAATCACGACACTCTTGCCATGTCTTTGGTCTAATTACATCAATTGGAAAATCCTTAATTGCAGTATCGCCTGCCTCGAGGTCAATGAACAAAGTCTTATCAGGATCAAGAGTGCGAGCAAGAGTTGTCTTGCCCACACCACTTTGACCACAGATGACCATTTTATGACCTCTCTTTTCTGCCATACGTTGCTCGGCAGTTATTATTTCTAAAGCCAATTAAGCCTCCTCTGGTTGTACAAGATCAATATTTATTGTTCCTTGCTCGACAGTTCTCGCTGGCTGAAGCTTTTCAATAATAGCTGGAGGAGCATTTGTATATTTTCGCTCTTCCACGGCATATGTTACTTTTGCATAATGCCTTGCATCTTCAGGGTCCATACCATCGAAAGCATCTCGCAATGCCTGCTGATCCCATGTTACTTTTTTATTAATGGAGACCTTAACTTTATCTTCTTGTTCAGAAAATATAGTAGTTGTACCAAAGTCTTTACCTTGTCTCTGTAAATCTTTATGAGCATCGTTAAAGAACCTTGCTGACAAAAGACTGTTAAGTTCTTCCATCTTCTTTTTTTGTCGATCAATCTCCTGCTTTAACAAGATCTTCTCCTGTAAAAGCTGCTGATCGTTCATGTCATAGAAATTCTGTGCCATACTAACCTCACTTTCGTTAAAATTTCTACTTGCAAGTCTAAATATAGACATCATTACATACATGTCAATACCTAAACTATCATTTTTTTTATTTTTTTACTTGCAATATAAATATTTAGTATTATGTAATAGTTCATAACATTACTTATTTTATTTATAAGGAGGCAAAAATGAGTAAAGAAAAAAAGGTTTTTCGTAAGCCTAGGATAAGAAAAAGGTTGATCGAAGAACCAAAATTAAATTGGGAACAGGTGTCGAGAAAAATTATTGAAGATGCTGAAAATGGTTTACTCACTATTTCAGAAGCTCAACAAAAATTACATAATTCTTTTCGACAAGAATATGCTGATCCTGATGGTCATTACATGGAGCCAATATATGAGCTTGAAGAGTTAGAGGAGAAAAATAAATTTAAATCTCTTAATGTTCATGGAAACGTGTATGAGGATTTAGTTAAGATTGCTAAAGAAGATAATAGATCAATAGCATCAACTGTAGCACTAATGACTAAAGACTATCGCTACGCTAGGCGAGAAAAAAGAAAAATGCAGGAGCAACTTCAAAAATTGCAAGATGCAGAAATCAAAACAATATTCAGCTAATGGAGGAAAAGTTGAACAAAATCG